TACATAACCCCAAGGAGAAAGTTTACGAACTTTCTTTTCACCCATCAATCTTTCAATACGTCCTACAATGTACGGAATATCATACAACTCACAGTTCCAACCAGTAATCACTTCTGGTGTATTTGTCTGCCAATATTCTAGAAAACGATCTATTAAATTATATTCATCCGTACACTGAACATATCGTACATCATCTCTTGTATTGTTAAATGGACGTGACGCAAAACATATTATCTTCTTTGTTGTGTAATCTTGTAGAGTAATTGCTAATAATTCTTCCGCACAGTTAAAGACATCGGGGAAACCACTCTCTGCAGCAACCTCAATATCAATCGTGACTAATTTAATTTTACTAATATCAAACTTAACTTCTTGCTCTGGATACCTCTCAGAAATATACTGGCAGATATATCTGTCATTTCCATAGACATTAAAGTTTTCTACACCAGAATATTTTTCAATAAATTCTTTACAATCAGATATTTTACCAGGTTTAATTGGTTCTACACTATCTCCCTCTAAAGTTTTATACTTCGATTTTTTCTTCGAAGGTACATAAAAAGTGGGATGAAATGTTTCCCTCGCAGTAAAATGCTTGCCATTTTCATATCCACGAACAAGGATTTCATTAAACCTTTGGTGGACATTGGTGTAAAACCTCATTTAATAGTCTCAAGATAATCATCAAGTATTCTTTGGTTGGGATCAACCAATGTTAATATCTTATCAGAACTCATAAACATTTGCAAACTTTCAGTTACATTAGACATCCATCTAATAATTTTATTGTCTTTAATAACGCATGGATCTTCCAACATACAATCTGGTTGTCCAATGTCTGCTGGCACTTCTTTTATCTTACTGACTAAAATTAAATTATTCGTTAAGTACAATATTTGGATTGATAAATCCTCCGTCTGCTCCAGAGGTTCCTCCTCTGGAATCATGTCCATCAGTTGATCCACTGGTTGATTCACTTCTTCCATGTCTTCCATTAATTTTGTCCTCGTAATTTTGTTTAATTGAATCTATTGGATCGGTAATACAAACTATCCAAGCTTTATCGACAATAATATTATCATCTTTTGATAAAGACATCCACTTATAATATATAACTTCTTGATTTAAGGGTTTTGTTCCTTCTGTAAGAAGTTGTGGTTCTGGACGACTAACTCTTATAGCGTATGGATTACCAAAGAAGTAAGATACCAATACATCATCAGAATTTCTAAATTCTTTAATATCAGCAATTACTTCTTCTCCAGATTTTAATAGTGCAAGTTGTATGCTCATAATATTATATTATACGGATTTATTATAACAATAAAAAAGGAGATCGTCAAGATCTCCTTAATATAAAATTTATCGAAGTGGCACTAGGTTACCTGGTGGTGTTGGTAAAGTAGGCATTGGATAAATTGGTGGATTAGGACGGTAGTATCCTCTTGGAATACAAGGTCTTCTCAATGTGCATTTACGAGGTTTTCTCGGCACACGACAAACAACTACCTTACCATCTGTTTTACATCGTTTACGAGGTCTATGGCGACCTTCGGGTGAGAAGTTTCGTGGTCTTTTCGGAATACCTTCAGGAGAAAAACCTGCCTCTGCTGAAGGTATTAATGTAAAAGAAGGTAATATGGTTCCTGTAATTAGGAACAATAAAAATAATTTTTTCATAATTTTTATTCAATGAACAAAAGATAGATGTTGCGATACATCTATCACTTGTTTATCGGCTATTTCCTTTTTTATATATTAGCATTAAAAAAAGGGATCGTCAAGATCCCTATAAAATTGCTTTCATAATAAACTCATTAGACAATATAGGATCACCAAATAGATCTAATTGTATTTGATCTGCATCTACATATACATCATCCTTATCTTTACGACAATGATGCCAGTAGTATGTGCCATTCTCCCTCTTATAGAAGAAACTGGTGTTGTGTGAATCAAGACAAACCAAATGAATCACCTGTGGATATGTTACCTTACGATTAGGATCTGGTTTAGTTGACTTACCCATGCTTCCATACATAGGTTCCTTACCGCTACCATGAGCAGGAGGTATATCTCTTAGGACATGCCAATCATATCCTGTCATTAAAGATACTCTTTTCTTGCGTGATGTTCTGGAACAATTTTACCTAATGTAACTGTAAGTAATCCATCTGCGAAGGTGACATCTTTAACTTCGACATCATCAGATAGTGACCAAGATCTATCAAAATCTCTTTGTGCTAATCCTTGATGGAAGTATTTGTCTTCTGTATTTTTATCTGCTTTCTTACCCTCTACAAATATCTTACCATATTCAGTGTAAACTTTAACTTCTTTCTTTTTAAATCCTGCGAGTGCAATCTCTAATCTGGATTCAACGTTGTTTACATGGACGATATTGTATGGTGGATAGTTAGCATTTGTATTTGAATTCCAAAATTGTTGGATGTAATCATCTAACCCTATGCTGTTTCTTGCGATCTTTTCCATTAGTTCTGGAAGATCTGAAGCACTATATCTCTGTATGTTAGTCATGTTTCTCCTTAGTAAGCGAGTGTGAATTGTGTCCCCGAAGGCGACATTACTATTTAACCACAAAACACAAAAAAAGGAAGGGTGGTAAACCCTCCCTTTTTACAAGGATTCATTTTTTTGCTCCTATTCGAGAAGTGCTCTACATTCTAATGCACATGATTTATCCCCTTCTGTGCATTCAACAATACATTCAAAATAGTCATCTATTGCATCTGAATTAGATGAGTTAAAAGGAACCCATGAATTCAAATTATTGAATGATATCGAATTGTGCATAAGCATTACCTCCATATTGTCTTATTATTATCTATCAAAAAATTTATACCTATGTCAGCATTTCTTAACAAAAAGAAATGCCTAGTGAGTTTTATAAAATATACCTTTTATGATTGCTCTTCTGGTTTCTTTTTCTTTCCTATATTATATTTTGTCTCAAGTATCCACTCATGTTTTTCTTTATATGCCAACACCTTGATCTGATTTAAAGGAGCAATATCAGTAATTTTACTCTCATTGACAACCTTAATTAATCCCCAATCGGTAAGTAATTGGATAATACGATTACGACGCTGAACATCATTTTGAGTTAGATTGGCACGTTTACCATCTAAAGCAAATAGTTCTTTAAAATGTACAATATAATATCTTCCTTGCTTATGTAAAATATGACAGGACTGATAAATCTTTTTCTCTTTGCGAGATGCGACTCCAATACGTGTGAGTGTTTCACGGACTTTCAAGAAATCATCTGGTTCATTTAATGTAACTTCAATCATTTGGTCGATTGACCACTTTACCTCAGGCTCGGTAATCATTTCATTCCTCCAGTTTCAAATTTAGATTTTATAAAATTAAGTTGTTTTTTCGTCAGAATTCTTAGAGCCTGTTTTGCTTTTTCGTTATTATAACCATAATAACGTTTCACACAATCAAGATCCTTGATCTCATCCTTACGAAGCCACGGAGAAAATCTCTTTCGCTTCCTCACACTATTTAGAAAAAATGAATATTGAAGGTCTTTATCTAGATGTGGATTCAAGTTCATCTCATTTGCAAAGAGAACTGTATCTAAATGTCCAGACATACATCTATTAATAATGTATGAAGGATACTTTGCTGTAGGGTCTTCTTTAAGAATATTATTCTTATTATGGTTGATTGAGTTCAACCAGTCTTTCAATTCATAACTCATAATTTAAAAGTAGTAGTTCTTTTCTTTTTTGTTGGTCTCTCATATATTCTCCAACCGATCTCATTGTATATGTAAGATCAAACTCTGCAGCAGTCCAATCTTTGAAACGATCTTTAACTAATTGATTTGAATTATAACTGACTAACATATTAATATTAGATTGATCACAATTCTCTGCAAATTTATCATGGTCAAAAGATTTATGCATTTCACCTTTCTTACCATATAAATTATCTTTAATATCATATGGTGGATCTAAGTACATAAAGATATTATCGTGAATATCATTTTCAATTAGATCTTCATATGTATTGTTGGTAATATTCCAATTAGTAATTAATTCAGAATAACCAGAAAGTTTTTCAATTCCTCTCATTGAAAAATTAGATATTGATGCTTGTTGAGAAAAAGAAGATGATTCAGTAAGTCCAGAAAAACTACATTTGTTGACAATATAAAATGCAGATGCTCTTTCAAGTGAATCAAATTTTTGATCATTAACTCTTTCTTTAGATTCATTAAAAAGTTCTCTTGCAGATATGGGTTCTGAATGAGTTGATTTATAATTTTTGATATTTTCTTCTAACTCTTTTCCAGACTCTTGAAGTTGCAACCAGAAATTAATAAGTGGTTCATATAAATCATTAACCGTAATTTTAAGATGAGGATACTTTTTACTTATGTGAATCGCAACACTTCCTCCACCAAGAAATGGTTCTCGAAACTCTACGTAATCACGAAGATCAGGAAAGTATTGATCCATCTTGGTGCAAGCACGAGACTTACCACCAGGATATCTTAAAGGTGTTTTGTATGACTTCACTTGAATTCACACTCCACCATAATTTCAGTTAACGCTGCCAAAAAATTAATTTCTTGATCTGCGACGAACGCAATCTGAAACTGATATTTTGCAATAATAAGGACAGCAGCAGGTATACTGCTATGCTCCAAGGAATCATATAAGCTATCGTAAATACGACGCAATAAAATAGAAGTTTCATTATCCAAGTTGGCAACAACCCACTTACGAACTTCCGAAAAGTTTTTTTCTTTGAGATTTTTAATGAGATCATTTACAGCAACATCTGAAAAGACAGCTAATATACCACTATCTATTTTTCCACTTACAGAGTATCTTTGGCATTCGTTTAATACTCTTCTCCAATCTGGAAAATGTTTATTGATTACTTCAGCAAGAACTTTCTTATCATATTCGATTTTTTCTTGTTCTAATATATTATTAATTCTTTTAAAAAATGCGTGTGCAACTTCTTGTTTTTCTTTTCCTCTTATTGAAAATTCAATAACAGTACATCTTGAATGCAAAGGTTCAAGTATTTTGTTTTTATAGTTGCACGTAAATATAAATCTACAATTGTTTGAGAACTCTTCAATAAATGCTCTTAATAAAAGTTGAACATCATTACTAGTGTTATCTGCCTCATCAATAATTATGACTTTATGTTTTGATTGACTTGTAAGAGAAACTGTGGATGCAAAGTTCTTTGCATTATTTCTTACAGTATCAAGAAAACGTCCTTCATCTGATCCATTAATAACATAACAATCTACACCAAGTTCATGGCATAATGCTTTTGCTACAGTTGTCTTTCCTACACCAGGAGGACCTGATAATAGCATATTTGGTATTTCACCAGCATTTAAAAAATCTTTAAATGTTTTTTTGATACTCTCTGGGAGAATACAATCGTCAATTGTTTGGGGTCTGTATTTTTCAACCCATATAAAATCACTCATTATTTAAAACCTTTTTTAGTTTTCGGTTTGTCAATTACTTCAATAATTGGTGGGTTAAACCCTCGTCTATTCCACCAATACTCTTGAACCAGATCCCAAGATTCTACCACAAAAGATTTGTCTTGGCAAACTATCTTATAATGATGTCGATCATAAGGTTCATCACTTGTTTGTGAAAAATATCTGGGATCAGTTTTTTCAATTAGACTAGTCATCATGATCATCCCAAGGATCTGTTAAATTTTTATTTGCAAAGAATCCTTTATAGACACCATATGATGCTAACAAAATTGTGATCACTGCGATTGAAATACCAAAAGTATAATCAGGATTAAATGTAAAATGTGGAATGAGTGTATCAGTACACCTAGCAATCTTGTCTGGATCGCTCCAAGTACCAGGTAAAGTGTACACTGGTGGACACGCTGAAAAAATCATTTTTGTAATCTCCATTATTTTTAAATGTTTAAATAAGATTTAATTGCTACTAGTGTTTCCAAAGGAATCCAAGTAGGTCTTTCATCTCGAAACTGAACCTCAACTTCTGTTATAACTTCTTGATAGAATTTACTATAAGTTTCCCTAGTGTTTGATACATTATCAAAAGGACTCATCATTCATCACCTCTCCATTTTTTTCTCATTATAACATACTTTTCATCATATGCCACTTTGTCTCTCATTTTTTTGAAAATATCTGCAGAACGGGACTTTTCACAGTGTAGTGCGGTTGGCGACTGCGGTGATACGGAACCATCTCTAGCGTACTTCTTTCCACTAGGATGATTTGCATACCTACGGGAGCGAGTAAATCCCATCTCAAGAAACTTCCTTGCCATATCCATTCCAATGAAGTCTTGTTGCTCCTTATAGTCACAAAACAT